CAACTTACAAAGGCCGTTACAGGATTTCGAATCCTTCCAAGTATAGAGGTGACATTCACGATGTTATATATCGGTCGTCTTGGGAACTAAAATTCATGAAATGGTGCGATACAAACCCATCTGTTTTGGAATGGGGATCGGAGACTATGATCATACCTTATAAATCCCCGGTGGATAGTAAGGTGCATCGTTACTTTGTTGATTTTTATATACGGGTTAGAGATAAACATGGTGTAATTACTAAGTATTTAATAGAAATTAAACCTGAAAAATTTACAAGGCCGCCAGATATACCTAAACGACAGACCAAAAGATTCATTGATGAGGTATTCCAATATGGGGTTAATCAATCTAAGTGGAAGGCAGCTAATGAATACTGTGTTGATAGAGGTATGAAGTTCCTTGTTTTGACTGAAAAAGACCTTGGACTATAACGGATAAATATAATTATGGCTACAAGTAATCCCTTTCAGGATATCAGAATGAAAGCTGGCGATGTTGATCGCTCTTTTGACTGGTATCAGATTCAAATTAAGAATCTTAAAAACATCAGACCTAATAAGTTGATGACGAGTACACCTGATTTGACGACTACTATCATGCCCGGTAACATGTACATGTTCTTCTATGATGCTAAGTTAAAAGATAAGTTACCTTATTGGGATAGCTTTCCATTAGTACTGCCGTTTAGAAAAGTACAGGATGGGTTCTTCGGACTTAACTTACATTACCTGCATTACCCTATACGATTTAAATTACTCGGTGCTTTGCATGACTTAGCATACGATCATAAGATTACAGAAAATACTAGGTTACAATTAAACTGGAGAATACTTAATTCTACTACCAGGTTTAATCCAATAAAGGCTTGTGTAAAGCATTATCTTTACGATCAGCTTCAATCTAGATTTCTTAAAATACATTACCCCGATTGGGTTACGGCTTCACAATTACCTGTTGAGAGGTTCATTGGAGCAAGCAAGCAAGAGGTCTGGAGAGACTCAAGGAAGAAGTTTTAATGGCAAAAGCTAATTTTAATTTAAGTCAGTTTATCGGTGCTGTTAGAGAAGACAGTTTAGCAAGGGTAAACAGGTTTGAAGTTTTTATAAACCCCCCTGCAGCAATGATAGATAAAAACCGGTCTAACGCCGGTGCAATCAGTCTATACTGTGAAATGGCAAGTCTACCCCCTGTTAATATCTCTACAAAGTCCTTTAAGATTTTTGGACCTACCTACCAAAGACCATTTGGTGCAGAGTATGGTGGTGAAGGTATAGCTTTAACCTTTCACGTAGATAGGGATATGCAAGTTAAGAAGTTTTTTGATGACTGGACTGCAACCGTAGTAGACCCTGATTCAGGTTTTGTGGGTTATCAAGAAGAATATATCTCTACGATTAGCTTAAGGCAATTAGATGAAGAAGAAAATGTTACATATGAGTTAGAATTATATGAAGCATTTCCAAGAAGTGTAAACTTGTTAGAGTTAAACAATTCTGCACAAAACCAAACCCATCGCCTCAACGTACTATTCGCCTATCGCTACTGGAAAGATGTTGCTAGGGAGTTTCAAACATTACCTATGGACATTCCAAGGCAAAGACAGTTCCCTGAAGTACCTATTGTGGATTCAAGATTTACACCGCAGAGTACAAGTGTTTCAGTGACAGGGGAAGATCATTACGATCAATTAGGTAATTTTATCGGACACTTTTAATAAATTATAGGAAATATTATGGCTTTACCAAAATTAAACACTCCCACTTATGAATTGATTTTACCGTCGACAGGACAAAAAGTAAAGTATAGACCTTTCTTAGTTAAAGAACATAAAGTTCTATTAACGATGGCAGAGGCAGAAGACAGTGAAGTTGGTAGAATTGTACGTGAATTGGTAGATGTATGTACGTATGAGAATCTATCAGTAAATAATTTACCGCATTTTGATATTGAATATATCTTTATGCAGTTAAGAGCTAAGTCTATAAGTGAAGTTGTTGAGGTTATTGTAAACTGCGAATGCGGTGAAAAAATTGATACTTCATTTAATATTGAAGATTTAAAAGTAGAAAGACCAGAAGGTCATTCTAATAAGATTATGCTAACTGACGATATCGGTGTTGAGTTAAAGTACCCAGGTATAGATGATGTGTTTGCTGTATTTTCAGATGAAGGTTCAGAAGACATCTTTAAACTTGTAATCAGTAGTATTAAAGGAATTTATAATTCTGAAGATTATTGGGATACCAAAGATCAATCAGAAGAAGAGCTTGAAGAGTTTATTTACTCTTTAACAAAAGAACAATTTAGTAAACTAGAAGTATTTTTTACATCTTCTCCAAAGATTGTGCAGACAATTGAATGTGATTGCCCTAAGTGCGGTAAACATAACGTTTCCAGACTTGAAGGCTTACAGAATTTTTTCGTATAACCCTTTCCTCGGATAATTTAGCTAATTATTTTACGCTAAATTTTTCCTTGATGCAACACCATAAGTATAGTTTAAGTGAGATTGAAAATATGGTGCCGTGGGAGAGGGAGATATATGTTTCGTTATTGATAGATTATATTAAACAAGAAAACGAAAAGCTGAGAATGCTTAAACAGAATGCGAGGAATACATGACAAAAGAAAATAAAAAAGAAGAAAAAGTTCAGAAGAAAGCAGATGAAGATTGGATGACTAAAAAATGGCGTCCAATGATGGCAATGATGTATATGACATGTTGCTTGTTTGACTTTGCTTTATTCCCTATTATGTTTACAGTTGTTCAGTTTTGGGAAGTCCAGGCTGCCAATGATGCATTTAGACAATGGGTTCCTATTACCTTGCAGGGTGGTGGTCTATTTCACGTAGCCATGGGTGCTGTACTTGGTGTTTCAGCTTACGGTCGTACACAGGAGAAAGTTGCAGGTGCATCTAATGTCTCAACCAGCTTACCAACAAGCGGGGTTCCAACACCTAGCCTATCTTCGTCAGTACCGTCATTCTCAGGCGGCGGGTTTAACACCCCAGCTCAATCAGCAGGCTTTGGTGCACCCCAGACTCAATCATTCGGGTCATCACAGTCCTATAATACAACAGAAACAACTACAGAATTTAGTATGAGTCCAACACCTACTTCAGCACCCGGTGGAAGAAGACCTGTAACTCCTAACTTCAACGTATAATGGCTAAAGAAACCAAAACTAATACGGTTGAACAATCCGTACCGGTAGTTGGTAAGGCAGTTACTGAAAGACTGTCGACCCAACTCACCGGGGTACATTCAACCTTTTCTTTATTATTGGATGAAATAAGAACTAATAATAAGATTAGTAATGGTTTAACTTTAGACCAATTGAAGTTAGAAAAAAAAGGTGATAAGGATACTGAAGATAGTAAAGAACAATTTGATAAAGTTATAATTGGTCTTAAGGAAATAAATGATACTCTAAAGGGTATTAAAAAATCTTCTACTGGTGGTAAGGCATCAGGTTCACCTGTTGAGGGTAAAGAGTCATTAGTATCTAAAGGTCTCCCCGGTAAGGCAGAAAATCTAACATTTACCGAGAAACTTAAAACTGTAGTTGGTGGGGTTAAGAGCGCTGGTAATAAGTTTATGGAAACCGGTGGTAATGTTGTTGGTGCAGTTACCGGTACATTAACAGACCCTGGTGCAGCAATTAGAAAAGCTTACGGTGGTGCTGGTGAACTAAAGAAGAAAGTCAAAGATACTGCTAAAGATATATTAAGTACTAAAGCTGATTACTCCGTTGAACAAGAACGATTTGCTACTGCATATTCTAAGACCGGTAGAGGTGGTCTAATGCAGGGTAAGAAAACCGGTAAAGAAGTTGGAGCTGAAGTATTTAATAAGCTTAAAGCTAAACAAGAAGATGTAGATAAGCAAAAAGCAGTATTAAAGCCTTTTGGGGAACAAGGATTTGCACCAGTCGGTGAAAAGAAAAAATTAGCTAAGCTTCAAAAAGAACTAGCTGATATGGATCCTAGAGTCCAAAAAGAAGAGAAGAAAGATAAAGTAGAGCAAGTTGTAGAAGAAAAACAAGTAGCTGAAGTTAAAGCTGAAAAATCTACAGGTAAAAAAGATAAAGTAGAAAGTAAAGTTTCTAGTAAAGCAGAACAAGATCCTTCTAAAGTTTCTGCACCTTCTGGTTCCGAAGATCTATTAAAAGAGATTCAAGCTAATAACGTCACGCTTGGGTCTTTACTTTCTGTTACTCAAACACAACTTATTAGTATTAACGCTATTAAAGATGCACTTGCACCTTCTACACCTAAGGAACTAACAGAACAAAAAAGTGCGCCTTCTTCTACTAATGAAAAAGAAGGCGGTGGTGGTTCTGTAATTGGTGACCTTGCTGGTGCAGCAGGTGACTTACTTGGCGGCGGAAAAGGTAAGACCGGTAAGACGGGTAAGGGTATTGGGGGTAAGATGTTGAGCGGGCTTGGTAAGGCAGCTAAGTTCCTAGGCCCTGCTGCCGCTGTTGCAGGAGCAGCTTATAGTGGTTTTGAAGGCTACCAAAATACCAATGAAAATTTTGATCTTAAAGAAGGTGAAGATGCAACGGTAGGACAAAAGACGGCCTCAACATTAGGTGGGGTTGCATCAGGTCTAACGTTTGGCTTACTTGATGAAAAGACTGCTGCTCAAGGTATACATAAGGCAGGCTCTGCAGTTGGAGATTTCTTTGGCGGTATTGGCGACAAAGTCAAGGGTGTTTATAATGGTGGTATAGGTCTTAATGATCAAGCTAAAGGCGTAGCTCAAGCAGATCAAGCCGTATCTACTAATACTGTATCGAACACCTCGGAAGTCAGTGGGCAAGGATTAACAACAACAAAATCAGATCTTAAACAAGGTACAACAGCAGAAAAGTCTGTACTAGGTAGCACGTTCCTTGGTGGTCTATTTACCGCTAAGGGTAAAACGTCAGGTAATTTCTTAGGTACATCTTCTGAAGAGACTACATTACAAGGTAAAGTTGAAGGTAAACAAATAGATAGTACCGATAGTAAAATAGGTGAGACTTTTGGAAAACGTATTTCTGGTGGTCTATTTGGCGCTGATACCTATAAGGTTACTAATAAGGCTGGTGAAGAACAAGAAGTTAGCAAAATGGAGTATAATAAACTCCAGGGGCTGGCTAAAGAAGGTAAGGTAGATGAGGTGCATGCATCACTAGATAAGATGGCTGCTGCTAAAAAAGCAGCGCTCGAGCCGTCTGGGGTCGATGCGATGGGTAACGTTACAGGTACAACCCCTACTGCAACAGGTAAAGACATTGTAAAAGCATCTACTGAAAATAGAGATATGGAGAGAGAAGCAGGAGCTAAGGGTGGTGGTAACAACACCGTTGTATCTAATAATGTTAGTAGCAACAATACAACTAAATTTGTCCCAATGAAGGCTAATCCAAGACCAGAATATACGGGGTCTTCTTTAGATCGATATACGAGTAGGATTACAGTCTACTAATAAAAAAGGGGCATTTTAAGCCCCTTTTTCTTTACTTCTTCTCAGCTGGCTTATCTGCCGGCTTTGCTGCAGGCTTCTCAGCCGCTTTCGCCTCTACTGGTTTTGTATCAGCTTTCTTTTCAGTAGGTTTAGTTTCTGACTTTTTCTCTACAGGCTTCATCTCCGCCTTCTTTACAACGTGGCAACCATCTGCCTCCGTTTGACCTTCTTTACAAGGCTTCTTAGGACCGGTGCCATCGGCGGCAAAGGCAGTCAAAGCAAGCGTAGAGATAACAATTGCAAAAATATTCTTCATAAAAATCTCCAAAAATTAAATTAAAGTTACACTAAAATCTAATTAGCTCGTCACCCTACCTGGACCTAAGTTACTAAAGGTAACGAGTATCCAGGGTCGGGCTAAGACTACCTAATTAATCGTCATTCGCTAATTTAGCGAAATAAGATAGGGAATCATCTGCGTCATCGAAATCAGCCTTGGGCTTGGCAGCGGGCTTTGCCGCTACTGGCTTAGGCATATCTTCATCAAGGCTTGTGGCTTCAGCACGGGGCGCAGACGCACCTGTTGCAGCCAGAACCATTTGAAGCTTTGCTTTCAATTCGTCATATGACTTAAAGTTTTTAGGATCAACAAACTCAGCTAATGAGTGTTGTTTCTTCCAGATAGATTCAAGAGAATCATC